CGGATCGGGTCCACCACCATCGTCTCGGCCAACACCGAGGCGCAGTTGACGACGAAAACGTGGCCGGAGGTCACAAAATGGGCCTCCATGGCCATCAATCGGCACTGGTTCGAGCCGATCGCGACCCGGATCACGATGGCGAAATGGCTCACGACGCTGGTCGAGGCGGATTTGAACCGCGACACCCGCCTCTGGGCGGCACACGCGCAGCTCTGGTCGGCTGAAAACCCCGACGCCTACGCCGGCACGCACAACTACGACGGCGTCATGGTCATCTTCGACGAGGCCAGCGGCATCCCCGACGCGATCTGGTCGGTCACGGACGGCTTCTTCACCGAAAACACGCCAGACCGCTTCTGGTTCGCGTTTTCCAACCCACGCCGCAACACCGGCTACTTCTACGAGGCGTTCCACGCCCGACGCGCGTTCTGGTCGACCACGATCGTGGACGCACGCACCGTCGAGGGCACCGACCAGAAGGTCTACGAGCGCATCATCGACGAATATGGGGCTGACAGCCCCCAGGCGCACGTCGAGGTCTACGGGGTCTTCCCTAACGAGAGCGACGACCAGTTCATCTCCAGCAGTCTGGTCGACGACGCCATGGAACGCACCCCCACCAAAGACCCGACCGCGCCCATCATCATCGGCGTGGACCCGGCGCGGTTCGGGTCGGACGCCACCGTCATCGCCGTGCGCAAAGGCCGCGACATCATCGCCATCAAGCGGCACCGGGGTGCGGACACCATGGAGGTGGTGGGCCGGGTCATCGAGGCGATTGAGGAGTACGGCCCTGCCTTAGTGGTGGTCGACGAAGGCGGCGTCGGCGGCGGCGTGGTCGACCGGCTCAAGGAGCAACGCTACAAGCAGGTCAGGGGCGTGAACTTCGGGCAGCGCAGCCGGCAACCGCTGATGTGGGGCAACAAGCGGGCTGAAATGTGGGGTGCAATGCGCGACTGGCTCAAGACGGCCAGCATCCCCGCCGACCGGCTGCTCAAGAGCGACCTGATCTCGCCGCTGGTCAAGCCGGACAGCCGGGGGACGATGTTCCTGGAGAGCAAGAAGGACATGCGCGCGCGGGGGCTACAAAGTCCTGACGCTGCCGACGCGATCTGTGTTACCTTCGCGTTCCCTGTTGCATCAACAGCACGTGTCGACAAAACCACGCAAAGGCACTACGCTTCAACGCAATCCTCGTGGATGGGTTCCTGACGCATGGCCAAGACCGACATCAAGGGCGACCTGCTGGCCACCATGCGGTCGCGCATGAACGTCGCCGTGGCGGCGTACGGCGACAGCCGGGCTGCCGAGCTGGACGACCTGCGGTTCATGGCCGGCTCGGCGGACAATAACTACCAGTGGCCCTCCGACGTGCTCTCCAGCCGTGGCTCCAGCCAGGGCATGACGATCAACGCGCGTCCGTGTCTGACCATCAACAAGCTGCCGCAGCACGTCAGGCAGGTCACCAACGACCAGCGCCAGAACCGGCCCACCGGCAAGGTTATCCCGTCGGACGACTACGCCGACATCGAGGTGGCCGAGATCTTCAACGGCATGGTGCGCCACATCGAGTATGCGTCGGACGCTGATGTCGCCTATGACACAGCCTGTGACAATCAGGTCACATACGGCGAGGGCTATATCCGGCTCCTGACCGAGTACTGCGACGACAACACGTTCGATCAGGACATCCGCATCGGGCGCATCCGCAACTCGTTCAGCGTCTATATGGACCCGATGATCCAGGACCCCACGGGCGCGGACGCGCAGTGGTGCTTCATCACGCAAGACCTGACCAAGGACGAATACGAGCGCCAGTTCCCTGACGCCTCGGTGCGGTCGATCCAGGAGCAGGGCGTCGGCGACCCGTCCTTGAGCCAATGGCTCAGTCAGGACACGGTGCGCATCGCCGAGTATTTCTACGTCAAGCACGAGCCGGGCACGCTCAACATGTACCCGGACGGCCTGACGGCTGCGGACGGCAGCCGCGAGGACAAGGTCGCCCGGCTGCTGTTCGGCAAGCCGACGCGCACCCGCACGGTCGACCGCAAGACGATCAAATGGATCAAGACCAACGGGTTCGAGGTGCTGCAAGAGCAGGACTGGCCGGGCAAGTGGATCCCCGTAATCCGCGTCGTCGGCAACGAGTTCGAGATCGACGGCGAGCTGCACATCTCCGGCCTCATCCGCAACGCCAAGGACGCGCAGCGGATGTACAACTACTGGACCAGCCAGGAAGCCGAGATGCTGGCGCTGGCCCCCAAGGCCCCGTTCATCGGCTACGGCGGGCAGTTCGAGGGCTACGAGGGCCAGTGGAAGACGGCCAACGTCAACAACTGGCCGTATCTGGAGGTCAACGCCGACGCGACCGACGCGCTCGGCAACCCGCTGCCGTTGCCGCAGCGCGCGCCGCCCCCGCTGGCGCAGACGGGGCTTATTCAGGCCAAGATGGGGGCGTCGGACGACATCAAGTCGACCACGGGCCAGTACGACAGCAGCCTCGGCGCTACATCCAACGAGCGGTCGGGCAAGGCTATCCTCGCGCGTGAGAAGCAGGGCGACACCGGCACCTACCACTACATCGACAACCTCGCCCGCGCGATCCGGCACGTCACGCGGCAGTGCATCGACCTGATCCCCAAGATCTACGACACGGCGCGCATCGCGCGGATTATCGGCATGGACGGCGAGGTCAGCATGGCCCGCATCGACCCGATGCAGCCCGAGCCGGTGCGCAAGATCGCGGACGAGGAAGGCAACGTCATCGAGAAAATCTACAACCCGTCAGTCGGCAAGTACGACGTCGTGGCTGTGACCGGGCCTGCCTACGCCACCAAGCGCCAAGAAGCCGCCGAGAGCATGAGCCAGGTGCTGCAAGGCAACCCGGCGCTGTGGCAGGTGGCCGGCGACCTGTTCGTCAAGAACATGGACTGGCCGGGAGCGCAGGAGATGTCCGAGCGGCTGCGCAAGACGATCGACCCGAAGATCCTGGCCGACGACGACAAATCGCCCGAGCTGCAAGCTGCCGAGACGCAGATCGAGGAGATGGGCGGGATGCTCCAGCAGATGCAAGGCGCGCTCAAGAACGTCGAGCAGTCGATCGAGGCGCAGGAAATGCGCACCAAGCAGTTCGAGGCTCAGGTCAAGGCGTACGACGCCGAAACCAAGCGCATCGGCATCATGCAGGCAGGCATGACACCGGAGCAAATACAAGATACAATCGACGGCACCATCGACGCGGCCATGCAAACGGGCGATCTTGCCCCTCAGACGCTGACCCCGCAGCAACCGCAACCACAGATGTGAGATAGCCCATGTCCCGTATCGTTCCGCTTCCGACCACCAACACCGTCGTTGACAATACCGTAGCCCTTATCGGTGCGGACGGTTTGGTTGCGTCTTTCGGGGGCTATGTGTCCTCGGCCACGTTCACGCCGGCTGCCGCTGCCTACGCGGCAAACGACATCATGGAAGGCGCGAAGACGTTTTCGCTGATTGGCCCGTCCACGGGCGGTGCCATCCTGATTACGAACACCAGGCTGCGGGTTGACGATTCGGCGGTGCAGTCGGGCGAAACGTCCTACACGCTCCACCTCTACACGGTGACCCCGCCCTCGGCCTTGGCTGATAACGCGGCTTGGAACCTGCCCTCGGGCGACCGGGCGTCTTACGTCGGGTCTATCGCTCTGGGCACCGTGGTGGACGTTGGCGATACGCTCTACGTCGAGCAGACCGGCCTGACCAAGCAGATCGTCGTCCCTGCTGGCGGCTCGCTGTTTGGCTATCTGGTGACCAACGGCGCGTTCACGGTCACCGTTCCTGCGGCCCGTGTCGTGACCCTGATGGCTCTGTCCGCATGAGACCGTCGCTCCGACAGGTTTTGTTCAGGTCTGCTGGCCTCGACCTGAACTTTGCGGGCGGCGTTTTCAGCCTGAACAACACCCGCACGGATAGCCCTGCCAACATCCCCGGCTGGTCGTTCTCGCGCACGGACACGAACGGCACCGCGACTGCGCTGGACCTAGCTGGGAACGTCATCCAGTTCGCCACGGGCGTCCCCCGCATCACAAACCGGGGGATACTGGTTGAGGAAGCGCGGACGAACGTGCTGCTTCGGTCCAACGAGTTCGACAACGCTTCGTGGACTGCAACAAACAGCACCGTCACCGCCAATGCTGGCTCGGCACCAGACGGCACGACAACAGCCGACAAGATCATTGCCACAGTGGCAAGCGCCCAACACCGCGTTGACCAGACAGCGGTTAACAGTGCGGGAACGGCGTGTTTCAGTGTTTTCCTGAAAGCCGCTGAGTATTCGTTTGCCACTATCCGCATCGGCAGCTCCGGCGGCATTGTTGATCTTTCTGATGGGTCGGTCAGTGGCGTGTCCGTTGGCTACACAATGACAGCCACCGCGTTTCCAAACGGCTGGTATCGCTGCGCCCTAGTCGGATCAGCGGCGTTAAACGATACCGTTCGCATCAACGTCCAAAACGCTACCGGGTTTGCGCTGTCTTTTGCTGGCGATGGAACGTCCGGCATCCTCGCTTGGGGCGCTCAACTCGAACTCGGAGCCTTCGCCACCTCCCCCATCATCACCACAGGAGCGGCGGGGACGCGGGACGGTGAAGTGGTATCGCTTGGCACAGCGGCTCTTCCACCCGAGGGGACCATCGTTCTAACGTATGTTGTCCAACCCACGGCTGTTGGAACGGCTGCGCGGACATACGGCTTTAACTTAACTGACGCGGGCAACAGCCGTTTTAGTTTGCGTATCGGGGACATTGGCTCGGCAACCACGCCTGTCGCAATAATCGGGGATGGGACGGCTTTGACGACGCTGACCGCGTCTTCGCTCACGCCCGGCACGACAGCAAAAGTTGCGGTGTCTTACAGTTCTCTGTCCGCGCAGTTTGCAATGGCGGTGAACGGTTCAGATCAAACGGGCGCTCGGCAAGCTGTTGCGGCTACTCTTGCGCTAACGTTCAGGCTTGGCTCTATCGGAACTCCCGGCACCAACGCCATTAACTCACCCATTTCCCGCGCTCAGATCATCCCGCGTTTTCTTACTGCGGCTGAACGCATCGCCCTGACCGCGCCATGACCCGCCGCCTCGGACTGCTGGCTGCGTTTACCCTCTCCGGCCTGTTCTGGTGGTGGCTGTTCACCCTGCTGCCGTCCGGTGGCTCAGACTGGCGAGACAGGCCCCCGACCCGCTACCAGCGCGACGCGACGGCGGGCGTAGTGTTCACGACCGAGGCAAGGGTTCAGCGTATGTGTCCCCAGGTTCGCTACGCCGTGGGCTGCACGGTCGGCGGGACGATCTATGTGCCAAACCCCTGCCGATGGGGCGACGGCTATTCGACGCTGCTTTGTCATGAGCTTGGCCACGTCAACGGATGGTCGGCTGAGCATGAGCGTTGAGCAAAATACCAACCCTGTGATACGGTCCCGCGTCGCCTAACCAAGGATCCAGCCAAAATGACCGCAGGTAAGACAGTCCCGGAGTTGACGGCGACAACGCCGCCGATCGTCGGCACCGACGAGCTGGTAGTCTATCGCGCCCCTGGCCCGCTCAAGCGCGCAACCGCGACGGTGTTTTCCGACTACATCAAGGCGTTCTATTCGGCGTCGGGCGGCTCGGCACTGGTCGGCCTCCTGCAATCCGGCACGGGAGCTGTGGCTGAAACGGTGCAGACTGCCTTGCGCCGCGTCGTGTATCCAGAACAATACGGCGCGGTTGGCGACGGCACGACCAATGACGCCACGGCAATGCAGAACGCAATCACGGCGGCGGCTGCGGCTAACGCTGTCCTGACCTTGCGACCGGGCCGAAACTATCGCTGCGCGACTGGCCTGACGATCCCCGCGAACTCGACTATCGACTTTCAGGGCGGAACCATTTCGACGGCTGCGAACATCTCGCTTCTGTCGATCACGGCATCGAACGTCACGCTCATCCAGCCCAAGTTGCGCGGGCCGTCCGGAACATACAACGCCACGTCCATTGGCATCTACCTGTCCGGCACCGTCAATGGCGCAGCGGTTGCTCCGACGTTCATCTCCGACATCAAAATCCTTGAGCCGGATATTCAGGACTTCGGCTATCTCTGCATCCAACCGCTCTATGTCGAGCGTATGGTCGTCACGAACCCTGTCGCCAAAAACTTTGGCTATGGGTTCATGGTCACGCAGGGGACGCGCGACTGCGTTGGCGTCGGCGGCATCTTTCTTGATGGAACCGGGCTGGTTGCCGGGGGTGATCTTGAGTGCTTTGCCGTGTCGTGGTCAGGCAATGACGCGGCGCTGGCTGTCGCGGACCCGGTTCGCTACCCCAACTCGGAACGCTGCGTCTGGTTCGGCGGGTTTGCCAAGGGCTTCTCTTGGCAGCCGTTCGACACGCACGGCGGGGTCGATTGCGGTTTTGTCGCGCCCGTCGTTCGAGGTAGCCGCCGGGCTGTTTGGCTGACGGCAAGAGGCAACATCCTCGGCCCTGTCCGATGCTTTGCAAGGGACGTTGACGCAGTAAATACGTCCACCCAGTCCGCGACCTATGCGGACGGCAACGAGCAGCGTGGCGAGGCGTTCTTTATCGGTGGCGCTGCCGATACCAACGCCTCAACACGCGCTCAAGGCTGTTACATCAGCGGGCGGGCTACGGGCTTTGGCGGGCTTGGGGTGACTGGGAGAGTTGGGACCCTTGGCGCGGCAATGGTTCAATACAGCGATCACGCTTGCGGCATGGATGTTGAACTCATCAACCCCTACGGTGCTGGGTTGCAAATCAACACGGGGGCACGTGGCTTCTACCGCGCGGTAATCGACAACGTGCAAAGCCCTGGCACGGGCGTGTCTACAACTTCGCCAAGGTATGTGGACCTGACTTCGGGTGGCGCACAAGTAGTTTCAGTTCGACTTGACGTTAATCTGCTGCGTTCTGAGCCGTTGCTAAACAACTATGTCGGAACGCGAGCTTTCATTAGCGGCACTGGCCTGTCAGCAAGTTCTGTTACCTTTACCCGGTTTATGTCTGACCCGGCGATTGATCTGACGGTTTCTCAGGACGGCATTGCGCTTGGTGAATACCCGGCGTCGTTCCTTTTGAGCGTGGCGGGGATCGACAGCGTCTCAAACATGAACGTGACTATCCGACGCGAGGGACCGTGGGCGATTATGAGCAGCACGGCAATTGTCGGCGGCACGTCAAACTCAACGGCGTTTACGCTCGGAACGACAATCCCGCTTCCTACTTATATGCGCCCGTCCGGCACCCGCCGCCTGTATGCAAAGGTCATGGATAACAGCACCGCGACGTGGGGCGAGGCTGAACTGTCAACGGGCGGTGTTTTTACGCTGTATCGCGACATGGTTGGCAACACATGGACCGGCAGCGGCACGAAACGCATTTATGACTTTACTTGGCGTTGGTTGGTTTAATCATGACCCTGCACTCAGACGCTCGTAAACTGAACTGGGCGATGATCGGCGTGATGCTGACGCTCGGCGTCCAGATCGCGGTCCTCATCTTCTGGGGTGGCGGCATTAATCAACGGGTCGCCAGCCTTGAGCGCATCGTCGGCCCTCTCGCTGACGGAACGCTCGCCCGGCTAGATGAGCGCACTCAGGCGATGAAGGAACAGCTCGACCGTATCGAGAAAAAGGAACGGTCATGACAAACGCAGACAATCCGTTGCCCGAGCCTTCGTTCCACTGGCGGCGCTGGGTGACGATCGGCTATGTGTCTGTCACCCTGGCCCTCCTCGCAGGCATCGTCTGGAAGCTGTCGGACGGTGGCCCGCTGCGGGACATCGCGCTCGCCCTTATCGGCTCGCAGGCGTTCTTTGCCCTCCTCTACATGGGCGGCGCGTCGGCTGCTGATCTTGCCCGCATCATCGCAAGCTGGAAGAAACCATGACAGAACCGAAATGGATGCCCTACGCGCGTTCACTGATCGGCGTGCGGGAAGTGCCCGGCAAGGGCAACAGCGCCACGATCATGGGCTGGGCCAAGAGGCTCGGTGCCAAGATCCTCGGCATTACCTACGCCGCTGACGCCGTGCCGTGGTGCGGCCTGTTTGCAGCTCACGTCATGGACTACGCTGGCATCGCACCGCCGCCGATCGCCGTGCGCGCGTCGGCGTGGAGCACATGGGGCTGCCGGCTGCTCGTGCCTCGCTACGGCTGCATCCTGACCTTCACCCGCGCCGGCGGCGGTCATGTCGGCTTCTATGTTGGCGAGGACGACACGCATTTCCACGTCCTCGGCGGCAACCAGGGTGACGCTGTGTCGATCACCCGCATCGCCAAGGACCGCCTGTCTGAGATGCGCTGGCCCTATGGCGTATCGCTGCCGCCCGCCCGCGTCATCCGGCTGCGTCCGGATGGCGCGTCTGTGACGGTGAACGAGCAGTGAAATACCTCCGCATCATTACCCCGACCGGCTGGCTCGTCATTGCAGCGGTCGCGGTAGTGCTGTTCGGCCTTGCTGGGTTAGCCAGACCTAGTTTCCTCGGCCTCAAGTTTGACCCGTTCGGGATCGACGCCCGCAAAATGGACCAACTGGCGGACCAAGTTTCCGTAATGGAGCGCGAGGCGACGGGTAACGCCGAAATCGCAATAGCGTCACAAACATTTCACACGCGAGAGGTTGTAATCCGCGACCTTGCTCGTCAGGCTGAAATCGAAGCGAGGACGGCACCCGATGCTAACACGCCCCTTGACTCTGACCGTGTGGCTCGTATTCGGGCTGCTGATAACCGGTTGTGCATCGTCGCCCCGTCCATCTGCTCCGATCCTGACCCTGCCGCAAGCAGCACGGACACCGTGCCAGTTGCCGACGATGCCGGATAGCCCGACCCTTGCTGACCTTGAGGTCACGCACGACGCCAGGGGCCTTATGCTGGCCGTGTGCGACGGTCGGAGAGATTTAGCGGTCCAAGCCTTCGACGCGCAAGCTCGCGCGTTGGCTCCCCCTCCCCGCCCGTTTTGGCGCTTTTGGTGAACACCAATGTCCGCAAAGTCTGGCGCTCCAGCCCTTACCGAAGATGAAGCCCGCCGCACGATTGACGTAATGGAAGAGTGCATGGCGGAGGGGTTGCCAGAGCGGTCCACTGGCGGCAGACCCTCGGCCCGCATGGAGTGCGCGCGCAGGCTCGGGATTGCTCCGCCATCGCTGGACCGCAGACTGGATCAGGCCCGCGCACTGTATCAACTGACACCCAACGCCGA